AAATATGAAAGAACGCCAATCATCGTTTCCTATTTTGATGCTTAGCTCTGCATGTGACTGTTTGGAATTGTCAGTAGGATTATGTATCCAATTAAGTTCCATACTTTCGCCAACAAATGCCGAGTTTGAAGATGACCATGTCGTAGGTGCAGCTGGTGGCGTTCCAATTGGTATTGTTACACTCTCTGTAGGGTCTGATGTACCGTAGCTATTAACAGCACGTACTCTGAAGAAATAATCATGACCATTATCAATGTCTGTTATTTCGATTGATGTTCGCTTGTCTTCAGTACTAACCGATTTGATGTTTCCTGAGCCGTTATCAAAGTCCGCTTTTACGGTCGTGTATTCGACTGTGTACTTGGTAGCGTTTAATACAGCAGCCCACTCTAAATATGCGGAAATGGAGCCATCTGTACGTTTATTTCGTCTATAAGCTGTGATGCCAGATGACGGAGACGGTTTAGTTCCAACCTCATTTGAGAAGTCTGACCAAGCACTTACCGCGTTCTTTGAGTTAACCGAGCAAGCTCTTACTGTGTATGCTGATCCAGGTTCTACTTTGTACTGGTAAGATAC